CCTAACTCACGTAGGAATAGGAACATCACACTCATTTACCTCTAAAAATGCAAATACAAAGGTATTAGTTGCTATTGATAATTATCTACAATCACCGATTGCAGGTACATCAGTTACAACAACTCTTGATAGAAGAATTGATAAGTCCCAAGATGTGATATTCTTCTCAGGTATAACATCATTCTTTGGTGCAGATAATATTCGAGTAAGTAGTGGTAATACAAGTGAGGTGATGAAGATTCTATCTGTAGGAATCGGAACTACAAATGGTATCAAAGTAAGAAGACAAAGACTTGGAACAACGATTGCAGGATTTCCAACTGGAGCATTGGTAGAAAAAATACGTGGAAACTATAATATTATTGAAAATGAAATAACATTTGCAGAGGCACCTCCCGGAAAAAATCCGATAGGTTCAACAACAAATCCTCCTAATGAAAGAGATTTTGTCGGAATAACAACTTCATCTAGTTTCCAAGGTAGAGTATTTACTCGTTCTGGTATAACAAATGGTTCCACTGAAACTTATACAGATAATCATCTATATGATGATTTAACATCAGATTTCAATGGTAAAAATAGACAGTATGCACTCACTGTAGACAAAGCACAAAAAACTGGTATTGCAACTAATAATGCATTAATTCTTGTAAATGGTATATTACAAGCACCCGGATCAAATGGCAATTTCACATTGGACACAGTTGGATCTGGAACAACGATTACATGGACTGGTGCTGCAAGTTCAGTAGCAAGAGATGTAAATACAGCTGGTATACCTGTTGGAGGTGTCATTGTTTCAGTTGCCTCAACAAGTGGATTTGGTTATCAACCATTAGTCTCTGCTGGAGGAACCGTTGGTATTGGTACATCAACTGGTAAGATTTTATTTGTATCAATCGGTAACTCAGGATCTGGTTATAGAGCAGGTATTCAAACTGTTGTCAATGTTGCCATTCAAACTGAAAGTTTTAGTGGTGCAGGAGTCTTTTCTATCGGAACAGCAGCAGTATCTGACGGACATGTTACCAGTGTTGCAATCACAACTGACAGAGTATTCTATGTGCCTAGAGATATAACAAATGTTGGTTATACATCTATCACTGGTCTTACAACTGTTACCACATCAACAGCACATAATTTATCTGTTGGTAATGAAATAGTATTATCTGGAATCGCATTTACATGTGATTATGCTCCAGCTGTTGGAGTTCAAAGTGCAATCTATACTAATACAACAGGTATAATGACAGTAACAACATCTACTGCTCATGGTTTATCAACAACTGGTAAGAGTAGTGATGTTTTACTAACAGGACTTGGATTTACTTGTGCTTTAGATAATGGTGGTGCACTTCATTATTATCCTCGTGCAAACTCTGTAACTAATCCACATGGTGGTGATCCAATTTATTGTGGTACACCTGTCATAGGAGTTGCAAGCGCAACTCAGTTTACAATAAATGCTGGTATATCTACAGTTCCGACTTTCTATGTGACTGGTGGTAGTGCTCAACCAGTATTAATAGCACCTAGAGCTAATAACAATTCTGCAAGTGGACAAGATGTAGGATTTGATGGGTCTACTGTGTTAAGAATTCTTAGTGCAACTGAATTTGAAGTAAATACCGGTATATCTACAAGACCACATAATTATGCAAGATGTGGTAAAGTTAATCAACTTATGAAAGTTGTCATAGATGATCCACTATCTTATAGTGATATTCAATTAATACACAGCACAACTAGCCCCGGAACAGCAGGTTCAGAGGCAAGAGCTGATGTTGTTGTGAGTCAAGGGTCTACCATAATGGACTTTAAGATCACCAATACTGGATATGGATATGGTATTAGTGAAATATTAACACTCCCCCTAACAGGTTCAGCTGGTATTCCGACAACGCCTAGTTTTGTTGATAATCAAGAATTCAGAATCACTGTTAAAGATATAGCAAGTGATCAATTTAGTGGATGGTCTGTTGGTCAACTTCAAGTTTTAGATGATTTTTCAAATCTATTTGACGGATCAAGAAGAACTTTTCCAATAACAGTTGCTGGAGATAGTCTTGCTATTCAAGCAAAACCCGGATCTTCAGTCACAGTTCAAGATACATTGTTTGTATTTGTAAATGATATACTCCAGATACCCGGTGAATCATACACATTCCTTGGAGGAAGTAACATCACGTTTGATGAAGCACCTAAGTTTGAAGATACACTTAAAATTTTATTCTATCGTGGAACAGGTGGTGCTGATGTGATTGATAGAGAGGTTATTGAAACTGTTAAAGTTGGTGATGATCTCACTCTTGGATATCATGAAAAACTTGATCAAGAGAGATGGTTACAAGAAGATAAGAGAGGTGTTTTAGAAATTACATCTGTGAACTCAACTGACACAACAACTTATGATGGAGCTGGTTTATTTGAGGACACAAGAGTTTTCCGTCCCATAGTTTGGACAAAACAAACTGAAGATAAATTTATTGAGGGTAAACTTGTATACAAAGACAGAGATTTATACAAAGGAAATCTTTTCCCAACTACTAATCTTATACAGACAGTTGGCGTTGGAACAACGATTGCATATGTCACAGGTGTAAGACCATTCTTTAATGCAAAGAATGAAAATAACGTATCTACTGAGTTCCAAAAGAATATTGTTATAGTCAACAATGTTGAGAGATTAGCAGCTGCTGCGACTGCAATCGTATCTGCTGCTGGAACAATATCATCGGTTGCAATTTCAACTGGAGGTAGAGGATATGATAGTGCCCCAACTGTAACTATTCAAAATCCAGTTGGATTTGGAACAACTGCTCGTGCAGAAGCAACAGCGTCCATTACAAATGGTGTAGTTACAGGCATCACCGTATCAACTGCTGGAACTGAATATAGCGATGCGACTCCACCTGTTGTTCTTATTGGTGCTGATCCTGTTCTTGAGGAAGAAAATTCTGTTATATCATACAATGGAGATCATGGTATTATCACTGGAATTGGCACAACATCATTAGCTGGAGTTGCTGTGACAGGTTTAGTATTTGATTTGGTAATTCCATCTGATTCATTCCTAAGAAAATCTGAATTTACACAGGGTGCATCAGGTTCTGGTGCTAATAGTGGTATTGTAACATCTGGATTAAATGTTGGTGATTTCTTTATAGTAAGTAATTCAAATGTAGGTCATGGATTAACATCACTAAATACTGATGGCAGTGCTGTGGGTGTTGGTACAACTTATATTGATAATGTTTATCGTGTTGCTCATCGCACGTTAGGTGTTACTACAGACGCGATGGGATTTGGATCCACAGTCGTCACTCAGGTTGTGGTTAGTGTAAACAGCCTAAACGGACTTACTGGATTGGGTAATAGTATGTACTTTGGTGATTATAGTTATGGTAAATTAATGCTTAATGACCGTAACACAGTTCGCTCATATCCAGTAAATACATCTAATGGTGTTACTGGCATATTAACAGGGCCTATCATTAGAAGAAAGTCATTCCTTAAAACTCAAAGTTATTCCACATAAATAAATAAAAAAATCTCAAATGGCAGCTATAATTACTGATCAGATAAGAATATTAAATGCAAAGAATTTTGTTGCAGGGGTTTCAACGTCTACTAATTCATATTATTCATTTGTAGGTTTAACAGATCCAACCAGCATACAAACTGACTGGGATGATAATCCACCATCTCCAATAGATAATTTAAACAATCAAAATGATTATTGGGATACTGTTATAGCAGTTAAAAAAATAAATGAAACTGATGTAAAACAAGTTGTAAAAAGAAATTCATGGACATCTGGTACAACATATGATTATTATAGACCAGATTATAGCATATTAAACCCACCAAAACATGCACAAGGAACATCATTATATTCGTCTAACTATTTTGTATTAAATAGTGATTTTAGAGTCTATATCTGTTTGAAAAATGGAACAAGTCCAGAGCAACCTGATGGAAAACCATCTCTTGATGAACCAACATTTACTGATTTAGAACCAAAAGCAGCTGGAACAAGTGGTGATGGATATATTTGGAAATATCTCTATACTATTAAGCCCTCAGAATTAGTAAAATTTGATTCAACTGAATTTATGCCGGTGCCAACTGATTGGGCAACTGGAACTGATAATTCTGCTGTAAGAGATAATGCAGTTGATGGTGGTATTAAAGTTGTCATAATTCAAAATCGTGGTGTTGGTTTAGGGACTGCAAATAGAACATACACAAGAGTTCCAATAAAAGGAGACGGTAGTGGTGCAGAGTGCACAGTTGTTGTAAATGCGGATCAACAAATAGGATCTGTGGATGTGACAAACCAAGGATCTGGATATACATTCGGAACTGTAGATATTGTTGCTGGTGGATTACCTAGACCTGACTCATATCCTCAACTTGATGTGATTATTCCACCAACTGGTGGTCATGGTTCAGACATTTATAAAGAGTTAGGTGCTACTAATGCACTTGTATACTCTAGAATTGAAAATGATTCCGAGAACCCAGACTTTATCACTGGTAATCAAATTGCAAGAATAGGTATTGTAGAAAATCCACAAGCTTTTGGATCTTCATCTCTACTCTCCCTAGATAAAGCAAGTGCAGCTTATGCACTTCGTTTGACTGGAACAGGGTATAGTAGTGCTACGTTTACAGCAGATACTATTATTACTCAAACAACTGGAACTGGTGTCACTGCTATCGGTAAAGTTATTAGTTATGATCAAATAACTGGTGTGTTAAAATATTGGCAAGATCGCACCATGGCAGGATTTACAACTGTGGGTGCAGCTACCACAACACCAATATACGGATTAAATGCCGATAGATTTACAGCGGATATAGCAACCGGTGGTAGTTTAAGTATTACCGGTGGTAGCATTTCTTTAGGAATAAACACCACATTTGATGGTCTGTCTACCTCAATAAATAATAAAACATACTATCTTGGTCAAACATTTTCCAGTGGCGTGTCAAATCCAGAAGTTAAAAAATATTCTGGAAATATTCTTTATGTTGATCATCGACCAGCTATCACTCGTTCTTCTAATCAAAAAGAAGATATTAAAGTTATATTGCAGTTCTAATAACTCATGGCTCAAACAACTAACCTAAACGTATCGCCATATTTTGACGATTTTAATGCAGATGACAACTACTATAAGGTGTTGTTTAAGCCTGGACTTCCTGTTCAAGCAAGAGAGTTAACTGGATTACAGTCAATATTACAAAACCAAATTACGAAATTTGGTCAACATATTTTTAAAGAGGGTGCAAAAGTAATTCCGGGAAATACATCCTACTATAACGATTATTATTGTGTTGAAATTAATAATGAATATCTTGGCATAACAGTAGAATCTTATATTGATCAGTTACTTGATCGCAAAATTGTTGGATTATCATCAGGTGTTACTGCTGTTATAACAAAAGTATTAAAATCAGGTAATTCAGAAAGAGGTAATTTAACACTCTATATTAAATATCATTCATCTAACGCTTCAAATAATGAGGGAGGAGTATTTGCTGATGGCGAATTACTAGCAGCAGATATTGATATAATATCAGGCCCAGAAAATAGTACATTTATACCAAGTGGTGAGGCATTTGCTTCTACCATAGCGTCGAATTCAACTTCTACTGGCGCATCTTATTCAATTTCAGAAGGTGTTTATTTTATAAGAGGTACATTTGTTACTGTAAACACTGAAACAATCATACTTAGTCAATACACAAACACACCCACTGGAAGAATTGGTTTGAGAATTCTAGAGGAAACTATAAATGCTGATGAAGATCCTAATTTAACAGACAACTCAAAAGGTTTTAACAATTTTGCTGCACCGGGAGCAGATCGTTTAAAAATATCATGCTCACTATTTTTTAAAGGTATTGATGATATCAATGATGACGACTTTGTAGAGTTAGCATCTATTCGTGATGGTGAATTAAGATCAAGACCTACCACAAGTGATTATAATATTTTAGGTGATGAACTTGCAAGAAGAACATTTTCAGAATCTGGTAATTATACTGTAAAACCTTTTTCAATAAGTGTAAAAGAGTCTTTAAATAATCAAATAGGAAATAATGGTGTATTTGGTGATGGACAAGCTACCGATCAAGGATCAGTAGCAGATGAGAGTTTAGGTTTATATCAAGTATCTTCTGGTAAAGCGTTTGTTAAAGGTTATGAAATTGAAAAGATTGGATCATCATATCTTGATTTTGAAAAGCCAAGAACTACAAAATTACTTGAAAACCAGAGAATAAATTATAATACTGGATCAACAATTAAATTAAATCGTGTGCTTGGATCTCCTCAAGTAGGTTTTGGAAATACACAAATTGTAAGTTTAAGAAATCAAAGACAAGGTAGTCAAAGTGCTGCAAATATCATGTCAGCTCCCGGTGAAGAGATAGGTCTTGCTAGAGTTTATGATTTTGCACTTGAATCTGGATCATATAATACATCAAATTCAAATATAAATCAATGGGATATCTCTTTATTTGACATTGAAACATTTACAAAAATAACTTTAAACGCAAATCACACACTTTCAACACCAACCTTTATTGAAGGTAAATTCAGTGGTGCAACAGGATTTTTGAGATCTTCAATCACAAATACGACATCTTTAGAAATTTATGAAAAATCAGGTGATTTTGTTATAAATGAACCACTCATATTTGATGGTGTAGAAGATTCAAGAATATCTGTCGCTGTTACAAGTTTTGGTGTGTCGGATGTAAAATCAATATTTGGTGGGCCTGGACTCACAGATCAAAACTCTGGCGATGTTGGATTTGCGAGAACTTTTACTGGTGATATAGTGCAAAAAAATGAGTTTATATTTGGAAATGGACTTTTAAAAAGATCTGATTTAACCACAGGATTAAGCACAGTAACAAGTTCAAATCCTCAGTTTCCCGGAAAAATAAAAGTTGGTAATATACTAAAATTTGGAGCTGGCACTAATGATCCAAAATTTGCAAGAGTGACTGCTGTTGGATTAGATGATGTAACTGTTACTGGTGTTACAACAGTTAGTGGTATATGTGATGGTGGTTTATCCATAGGTGATCCCACCACTGCTGAAACAACACTTTCAGATCTCACATTATTAAAATCACCATTTGAAAAATCGGAAGATAATACTTTATTCACTTCTTTACCAAAACGATTTGTATCTGATGTTGATCTGTCAAATACAACTTTAACAATTAAAAAATTATTTGATGTAAAAATAAATGCCTCAACAGATTCATTGACAGAATCAGTTAGTTCTGGTAATAATGAAACATTTTTACCGTTTGATGATGACAGATACTCTTTAATAAGACAAGATGGCACAATAGAATTACTTACTGATGATAAATTTACTTTTAGTGGAGGTAATTCTTCTCTACAAATTAGTAACGTTGGTTCAGATTTATCAAATAATGAGGATGCAACACTAATTGCAACATTGGCAAAAATTAAACCATCGGCAAAAATTAAGAAAAAAAATAGAGTTAATAGTATAGTTGTTGATAAATCAAAATTATCTGGATCTGGAATTGGAGCCACTACGCTGAATGATGGATTAAGTTTTGGTAGTTTTCCGTTTGGAACTCGCGTCCAAGATAAAAAAATATCCTTAAACACACCAGATATAATAAATGTCCTTGGTATCTTTGAATCATTAGATACAAATGATCCTTCATGTCCTAAATTGACAATATCATCTTTAGATAATCAATCTGGTAAAGCCAGTGATTTGATTATTGGTGAAAAAATAGTTGGATCACAATCAAATACAGTTGCTATTGTATCAGAAATATTATCTGAAACACAAATAAGTTTTATCGCTTTAAACGAAGGTGAGTTTAAAGACAATGAAAGCATAAGTTTTGAGGAGTCTAATACAACTGCACTTGTTAGTTCTCTTGATATTCCAAGTAAAAACATATCATCTAATTTTAATTTTAACACTGGGCAAGAGAGTACTTTTTATAATCATGGATTTATCACAAGAAAGATAAATGCAAGTGAACCTAGAAAAAAAATAAAAATTTATTTTGAAAATTTATTTTTTGATAATAGTGATGATGGAGACATTACCACAACAAACTCATATAATTCTTTAGATTATAAAAAAGATGTACAATCTTTCGGTGGTTTAAGAAACACTGATATTATTGATATCAGACCAAGAGTTTCTAATTATACTGTGAGTGAGAGTAATAGATCTCCTTTAGAATTTTTAGGCAGAGGATTGAATGGATCTGGTAATTCAGCATCTAATGTTTTAGCTTCAAACGAATCATTAGTAACTAATTTTTCACATTATCTTGGACGTATTGATAAAATATATGTGACTAAGAATGGAAAGTTGGTTGTTCAAAATGGATCTCCAGCAGAAAAACCTGATGCACCAACCGCTGTTGATGACTCATTAGAATTATGTACAGTTACTTTACCCCCATATCTTTTCAATGTTTCAGATGCTTCCTTATCTTTCTTAAAACATAAAAGATATCGAATGAAAGATATAAGAAAACTTGAAGAAAGAATAAAAAATTTAGAATATTATACAGCACTTACTTTACTCGAAACAGCAACTGCTAATTTATTCATATCTGATGAAGATGGATTAAATAAATTTAAGTCAGGATTTTTTGTTGATAATTTTACAACATTTTTACCACAAGAGAATGGTATAAAAATAAAAAATAGTATTGATACTCGAAATAAAGAGGTAAGACCATCACATTATACTAATTTAATTGACTTACAAATTGGCCCAGTAGAGGGCGAAAATACAATTTACAATGGAGCAGAACCTGAAGGAAACAATATCAAAAAGACTGGATCTTTATTGACATTAGATTATACAGAAACACCTTATTTAAATCAACCATTTGGAACAAGAACTGAAAGTGTTACTCCTTTCATGTTAAATTTTTGGAGAGGATCGGTTGAATTAATACCTGCGATTGATACTTGGGTTGACACTGTGAGATTGGAAGCTAAAATAATAAATGTTGAAGGAAACTTTGCTTCAACAATAAGAGAAGCTGAGAAGACTGGGTTTGATCCACAGACAGGTTTAACTGATACAATTTGGACTGGGTGGGAAACTGTTTATTATGGAACTGAAACTGTAACAAGAACAGACATTAGACAAGAAACAGCAGTAGGTGAAATATATTATCAATCAATGTCATCTGATAGAACAGATGTTCTTCAAAACACAACCACAACTACATTTCAAGATACTTTTACAGATAATTTCCAACTTGGCACAGCAAGTCGTGAGGGATCTAGACAACTAATAACAGAGGTATTTGATGAAGAATCGGTTGGTGATAGGACTGTCAGCACAGAGGCGATTCCAATAATTAGATCTCGTAACGTTGCATTTGAGGGTAAAGGATTCAGACCACAAACTAGATTATATGTATTCTTTGATGGTAAAAACGTTACGCAACATATTGTTCCGAAACTTCTTCAAATTTCAATGACAAAAGGAGTATTCAGAGTTGGTGAAACAGTAACTGGAACAATGGGTAGTCAAGTGAGTGGAATAAATTTACCACGTATAACATTTAGAGTTGCTGTATCAAATCATAAAGAGGGGCCTTATAACGCTCCAACAAGGATATATGCAAAAAATCCATATACAGCACAAGCCACTCCTAATGAACTTGAAACATACGCCGGAAGTCCCGGTCAAATTCAACTTGCATCTAGTGGTAACACTTTTAATATACCATCAACTTACTCATCAACTTCAACAACCTTAAATGTTGATACAATATCTTTAGCAGATCAACCTCAAGGATCATATTTTGGTAAAGTTGCAAGTGGCATGATTCTTGTGGGTAGTGAATCTGGTGCACAAGCAACAATAACTGATGTAAAACTTATTTCTGATTTTGCTGCCTCTATTCAAGGTAGTTTCTTCATTCCAGATCCAAATATTAATAACAATGATAAATTTGAAACAGGTCAAAGAGTTTTTACAATAACAGATAGTCCCACTAATAATATCACCACAGCAACCACTGTTGGTGAGGACACTTATGACGCAAGTGGAACATTAGAAACAGTTCAAGAAAATATAATATCTGTAAGAAATGCAAAAGTAGAAAACTTACAGTTTAATGAATCAAGAAATGTAAGAACATTTACTGGAACGAGTGTTGACACACAACAGACGGGACAAACAACTTCAACTCAAATAATTGATACTATTTGGGAGGATGATGATCCTTTAGCTCAAACATTTTTTGTTAGTGATGACACTGGTGTTTACGTAACAAGTGTTGATGTATTTTTTGAAAGAGTTGATGATACAAACACCCCAGTACAATTAGATATAAGAACAGTTGAATTAGGCATCCCAAGTAAAAAAGTACTACCATTCTCTAGAGTATTTCTTGATCCAGATCAAATAGAAGATAATCTATCTTCAAATGGATCTGTTGCAACAAAGTTTACTTTCAAATCTCCTGTGTATCTATCTCCAGCGACTGAATATGCGATTTGTATGTTATCAGCATCAACAAAATATCGTGTATTCATATCAAGAGTTGGAGAAAATGATTTGATAACTGATGAATTTGTATCAAATCAACCTGCTTTGGGAACATTATTTAAATCACAAAATGCATCTACATGGACACCTAGCCAGTGGGAGGATTTAAAGTTTACTCTGAATCGAGCAGTATTTGAACCATCTGGTAGCGTAGAGATTTATAGTCCCATATTATCAGAGGGAAATGCTCAAATACCAAGATTAAGACCAGATTCTCTTAACTTTGAATCTAAGAAAATAAGAGTCGGTTTATCATCAGCTTTTGCTGCGGGTATTCACCCAACTCTTGGTAATACAATTACT